GGTCATTAAAGAAAATGAGGTGGCTAGAAAACGCTTCGTTGTCGAAAGGTATCAATTAGGAACATTTAAATTAAGTGAAGTTGTCCTTAAAAGCGGAAAAAAAATATTTCGCCGTGCACCTTTAACACAAAACGACCAGATATCTATCACCTCCTTTTTAATGCTTCCATTTCCCGTAGTTGAATTTTCAAAAATTGACCTTCCGTCTACCAATATTCTGGAACGTACTTATTTGCATCGCGATATATTTTCCTCTTATCGGTTACTAAAAAAAAATACAGATATTGTTCCTCACGTAATTCACGATTTAAAACACGAATTTGATTACGAAAAAATGGAAACGGAAACAAAGCAGGATTTTTTGTCAGGAATTCGGGAATTTGTTCTCCACGATGATGCACAAAACGAAGATGATAAATATGCCAAATTTTTGGATGTTATTGTTCCCAAAACCCGAACTTTTATTCGTCTTGTTCGCAAATATATACGCGACAAATTATCTTTTTTGGCGGTCGTGAAATACCTGGAACCGTTTTGTATTTATCCATCAGACATAACTTACCAGCAATATAATGAAATACGTACTATTGTGAAAGAAAAAATACAAAAATCCAAGGTTGATTATGTGGCGAATCGTGATAAAATGTCGATTTTGGCCTCTACAAAATATTTGGTAAACCCAAAATTAAACGCAGTATTTGGTTTATTGACTGAGAAAAAAGAACTGCTAGATGCATTTTATTTAAGTTATCCTTTTTTAAACAATGAGAAAGGACGCGGACTCGTGTCGTCGCAAGAAGTATTGTATAAAACGTTGACCCTAGATTGCGGTAATCTACAATGTAATTTGATTACTTCGTTATTGCTATGTCTTATGACCCCCAACAATTTGATGGATATATTAAAACCGCCCAAGATTGACGAAATGACTGATATTGAAAAAATCAAACCCGAAGATTGTTACCGTCGGTTTTTGACAAAACGATATGATTCTTTGGCCAAGTTAAAAACGGACAACAACAAAGAGGAGGTTTACTATGATAAAGAATTTGACGATACGCCATACGAAATACTCAAAAAATATAAGGAGGAGCAGAAAAAAATGGATTCGGAGCGCTTTTTTTCTTATCTAAAAGAGGTGTTAGTACAAAAACATGATTGTCCCCCTGAAATGGCGGAAGAATTAGCTACTACTTTGATCCGTGGTACAAAACAAATACAGGATGGCGAATACGCCATGGTCGAAATCCGTCCTCAAATGGGTGAATCAATCGACAAATCTGCGCTTAGCGAATCCGACCTAAAAACATTGGAAATGGAATCGGATGCTCGTAAAAAAATCCAGTTTTTCCGACGTTTAAAAAACAACTGGATAAGTGACAAAGAAATTAACGAAAATGCCTTTTTGGATACTAATACTCTCTTTTGTAATATTTCAAAGGATTGTTTTAAAAATCGCAGTACGGATATCTGCGAAACCAAGGATGATCTTTCGGCACAATTACAGGCAGTGAATAAAAGAAATATGATAAACGAGTTTGATCAAAGATATGCAGTCAATGTAGAAGAATTGGAGCGCACATTGGAAGAGGTTTTAAACAAAGACAAACGATTTTTGAAGAGTTTGTTTTATTTATTAGAGGTAAAATCATACAAGGCGAACAACTTGGCGTATGAGCTAGGGAAATTAAATAACGGTAATGAAGATCTTATCTCGTCACCTTATTTGAAATTACGCGATATGATATTAGAACAAGAAGATTTTTCTAAAAAACAATACGATATAGTTCGGTTTGTGGAAAAATTTTGCCGAGAGCCAATGGTAGCGGAATTGGAAGAAAATCAGTTTTGGAAATATTGCACAGAAACCAATACCAAATTGATTCCGTCGTTTTTGTATGAACTAGCGATTGAATTTATAAATGGGGGTGATTATTTACGACGCCTAGATGAAATATGTCGTCAAATAGGAAAGGTCAGTCAAGATGGAGATGCCTACGTTGATGAACATAGTGGTTTTATTATTCGCAAAATAGATTATAGCAACGAAGAAGGGTATGACGAGAGTGGATTCAAAATCAACACCAACTCTATTATAGAAAAGGATCTAGGTACGGTTTTATTAGAAGTGACGAAAAAGAATGACGACCGCGTTTTTGATTCAGCGAATAGTGAAACTGTTTATAATGTATTTCGTACTTTATCGGCAAATATTGATATTCAATTTGATGATACCATGGCCGATTTTGTTCTTCAAGTAACAGCCGAATTGATGGACAAAGTTATTGCCAAAGAGACGGTTTATAATACAAGATCAGAAAAACAAATGAAAGATAAAGGACGTGGGTTACCTCCTTATCAAAATTATTTCAAAGAAATGCTAATTTTAATAACCACGAGTGTTTTGTTCATTCGTATTCAAACCGCGGTTCCCTCTTTTAAAACTAATAAATCGTTCCCTGGTTGTGTGCGCTCTTTTAGTGGATATCCTCTGGATGGTGGTATTGAGGATATGTCGGGCTTGAAATATATGTCCTGTGTTGTAGATAAAACCAAGAGCAAAATTGCGCCCTGGGATGCTATACATAAATTGAGCACGGAAGATATTGCGAAGCGTATGAAAAGTATTATTGATGCATACATATTGAAACGCACGGATATCAATGAATTGTATGTACAAAAACGCGAATATATTATCTTAAATCCTGGTCTTATTTCCGTGGAAGAACATAGCGTCAGCAAATGGAGACACTTTTTACCTCCGGTTGTACATTTTTCTATTGAAGGATCAATGCGCAATCTGGGCGATGACTTTAACAAAGAATTATTAGAAACGATGCGAAAGGGACACCGTGACCAACACGAACAGATTTGTATCCTGAAAAGTCGTGCACATCAATTTGGTTTTGGTATTATAGAGAAAATCAACAAAATAGTCGAAACGAAGGATGCTTTGCTAAAAACGTCGACGCAAATCCCCTTTATGGAAAATGCTTGTTGCAACGAAAACGTGGATTTGACGAATCCCATTCTTTATTTTGTAACAGAAAATGGATCAATACGTGATAATATAAAAGCCGCCGCACATATGTCACTTTTATTGGCCAATTTACGAGAACTCTCTACTGCGTCTATATTTTTCCATAATGAGCCTACTGGTATTGTTTATCCAGAAATCAAAAGTGGGATGACACAGCAACATATTTATGGCGCAATTATAAAATATTGTAATTTTGACAAAAACTTGCCCGTTCCTGAAAAATTAAAGGTGATTGTTACGGAAAGACCAGCCGGATATAGTAATTTGTGGTCTATGGATGAAAAAATAGAATATTTGAAGAAAAACGGGAAAACCTTTACCGTCGAAAGCCTTCGTCAATTGATGAAATTGGTAGCAGAAACCAATATTGTTTCGGTTGCCGAAAAAGTAGAATTTGACAAAACAAATCCCATCAAAGATGTTCTCGAAATGTTACAGATTGAAGATTCGAATATCATAGACGCCAAAATGCGAGAACATTTGTCCGCTGTATTTGCAGAATATGATCCGAAAAGGATGATGGAAGATTCGCCTTCGATGGAGAATTTTTCCGATTATTTGTATACGGTCAACGATGTTTTGTATAATAAAATTATGGGCTTTTTTGAAACGTACGGAAATTTATCGACTCTCAATTACGACAAAGTAAATCAATATCTAAATCATATTACAAGTTGGAATTTAGAGAAACCGTCGGATGCGGATTTATATTACGACGACGAGTTGTATACGGTTACTCAATATTTACAAAACGCCATATTGTTTATGAGCAAAGTATATCCTACTATTTTGTTAAACAGCGCTGACTTTAATACGGTACCAAATCATTGGGGATTTTCTAAAAAGGATCCTACTTATAAAAAAATACAGTCCTTTGTAGAAAAACACTACGAAGATATTTCCAAATTCAAAAATGATCGAATTATTAGTCGATTACTCGAGGAAGCCAGAACCAGTTTGACCAATTTATATTTGTTTTCCCAGCACATACCTATTTTTACTCCTATTAAGAAAGCCGGACATGTGTATTGTACTCTCTTTGATAAAAAAACAACCTATATGTTATTTGCCTTTTGCTTTTATTCGGTCATCAATACCTATATTGATTTGTCATCTGATGTAGATCTATTACAGGCCGATTTGGAGGAATTTAAAAAAGACCGACGTAGTAAAAACAAGGATAAATTAGATCCTGCCGCACAATTACGCGCACAATTAACCGAATTGGATATTAATTTACAGGATACCGAAGAAGATGTGCAAGAATATACGATTCAGGTTGGAAATACCGAGGAATTGAGAACCCGAGTTTGTGAATTATTGCTGGGTTATTTGTCCATTGAAGAGAAGAATAAAAAGGCGATTAATTTTTCTTATGATAAGATTATACAACAGGTCCGTAGATCGAGAGAAAAAGAGAAGAAGTCGATTGTACAAGAACTTGGTAAATTATCCAAAGAAGAACGTCGCGTCGAAGATATGTTGAAGAATTTCAAGATTGGTCGCTGGAATGTAGGCCAACAGAAAGGTCTTATTTCTTATGATGCGGCGGTAAACGAGCGTGAAACTAAGGATATGATTGGTCAATTATTACAAGATGTAGACGAAAATATGAACGCCAGTGATGAATTAATGATGGATATCTATGATTTGGCTGAATTACCTGATGACGAGAAGGGTCTCACCGTTGATCAAATGGACCGAGACGACCTAGAGGACGCAGCCCAAGGAAACTATGATAACGAAGGTGAAGATATTGCCGAATTCGGAGATAGATATTTAGACGGTGTTTATTATGACGAAGATAGAGAAGAAAACGATTTCGGAGAAGATGATTAGTTAGTGTAATTAATAAAATTATATTAGCGGTATTATATATAAAAACCGCTAATATAATTTAATGTCGTTATTCAAATCATTAAAAAGACCATTGGAATCAAGAGAATCGTCTCAATTAAAAAGACCGCGTCAAAATACGGAAAAAATACGATTTCCTTCAATGGCAAAAGGACTTGCGTCAGCGGCTTCAAATTATTCAGCTAGGGACCTTTCCCAACTCGGCGATTTGTCTATATTCACATTGTCAACCCGACAACTAACCCAACAATTAAAAGACGAAATATTTGGCGACGAAGAATCGAAAACTTTGAGAAAACTTATACCCAGTGCGGGTAGTTCGGCAAGTCACGAATGTGAACGAGCAGGTGTGATATGCCGAAGTAGAGAAAAATGTTACTTGTGTGATGATGACATTGATTGTGATTTACCGCACGGTTATCCAGAGAGTAAAGAATGTGATCATTTGATTCCGTTTGTCATAGCCGTCGTTTTGGTTGGTATAGAAACCACTCGTAATGTTTATAAAAGATTCCTCGAAAACGGAGCAAATATTGCGGTTTTGAGAAAAAAAGTAAACAAGGTATATTTTTGGACTCATGGTACATGTAACAATAAAAAAAGGGACAAAAATCCGGCAAAAATCTACAAAAGTAAACAATTTAAAAAATTAAGGGCTGCTCCTAACGGTAAAGTTATTGAAGAGATAATTACGGGTGTTTGTGAAGTAAGAAACACCGAAGAAAAAGTAGATGAATTAGTCGAAAGCTTTTCAGAAAAAGTACAAGTCTTGTGTGATTTTGTAAATATTGAAATCGGAGCTCTTTACGAATTGTTTACTCAAAGTGGTATTCCTGATACTGCATATATACCGTTGATTATAGAATATTATAAATTAGTTATAAAATTATATGCATTTGACGAATCAGTACAATTTTTAGAATCATTAGAAAATTCGACAACGGCCACATACGAAGACGATGAAAGTCAAGAGGTATTTGTTATTCCTGAAGAAACAAAAACAAGAATTATTAGAAAAAAGCAACAAACTATCCAGGAAAAACAACAATTAGAAAATGAACTATTTCAAGCATACCAGCGTCTTAAGAGAGAGTTTTTCTCCAAATTGCGCGAAGGGAGGGTAATAATTATTGATTATGGCGAAATAACGGAAGCACATTTGATGCAAATTATTAATGCGAATAGTGGGCCGTTATTTTTTCCACGCGATTCTATGCCGTCTCTTACTTTTATTTCTCGTAGTCGGGCTGGAATAAATCGAATGGTTTATACTAATTTAATATCATGTTTATCTTCTATGAAAAGAGATGGTGTTGTTATGGATCAAGAATTGCTTTTTCATTTGATATCGTTTATACAATTCGCTGCAACATATAGAATGTCAAAATTATACGATGTTCCTTTTTATTTTAATGGCGTTCTGTTACGTAAATCAAAGGTATCGTCGTATGTAGATTTGACGGTTGATGAGAGCACAGAAGAGTCTAATTTTAGAGAAATTTTTTGTCAAAGTCTGTTTACCCTGTTAGAAAAAATGGGTTGGGTAGCAAATTTCAATTATAAAGATAGTCCAGTTTATTTGAAACTGAAAAATGATTATTTATCCTTTCTGGATTTTGGAAAAAATTTATGTAATGAAATTTTTCGGCACACTATTGAAGAAAGAATGAAGACGTTGTTAAATTATTCCCCCGCTGAATTGTACGATGACCAAGAAACGATTGCTCTTACTGGGACAAAACCGAGAGACTATGAACATTTATACGAATTTCCGCCTTCTCCTCCCGTATCAATGCCAAAGTCTTCTCTCTCTCAAAAATCGAGGGAAGGAGTGAGTATGCGTGGAGGAAAAAAAAAGGCAAAAACGAGAAAACATTTACGGCGTCAACGGAAAAATAAAAATCTGCTTTATTTATAACTATGAACCGCGCAAAAGGATTTATCAGACAAAATAAATTAAATATCGCCGTTTTTTTATTTTTAATCTTATTTAGCACAGTACATTATTTGAAACCAGGGTTTGTTTACAATCATGACGGTGGATTTCGCCCTTTTGGTCTCGGATATAAACACAAAACCGTCATTCCTATTTGGGTTATGTCTATTATTTTAGCAATATTATCCTATCTATTGGTTACAATCTATTTGAATTATTTGTAACATATTATAATGAATGTTAGTCATTTAATAGAACCTACGGTTAAATATTATTTATTCTCCTCTTTGCAAAGTTGTCACGAAAATCGATCAACTATTTATTATTATGTATTGAATATCGGGGTTTTTGTTATTTTTTCGCTATTGGCGACATATATATTGTATTATTGCTATACTCACAAATTGTCTCCTTACGAGAAACAAGAGAAAATGCTACGTGATCAAAACATTGTTTTGTCTAAGATCCGGTTATATCAAGAGGATTTACAAGATCGACGTATATCAGGAATCACAAGTCTCCCTGTATTAGAACGATAGGACAACTTCGCCCTTTTTCTTTCAATTTTGCAGTTTAGTTTTATCAATTATTTTATTTGTCTATAATAAATGAATATTATAGACAGACAAAGGGAAACCATTATATCGGAAAATAACACTGCACAAAGCGATTTGTTAAAATTGTTAGATTCATTGACGAAAAGGACTAGTGTTTTGGAAATCAAAGAGTCTCTTCATGGGGATTTGGATTTTTCGGTGATTCGCGATAGCGGATTCATGTTTGTGCATACCATTTTATTGTCCGAAGGCGAAATCACTTCTGTGCGAAACGTCCCTGAAGGAATCACCCATTTTACCTGTCGGAAAAACTTTTTAGTCGGACTGGAAAAATTACCCAGTTCATTGACCAATTTAGATATCGAATCCAATTATGTCGAAACGATTGATTTGTCTCCTTGCCGGATCCTCTCTGTGGTAAATTTATCTCATAATCGTATCAACAAACTAGATGAATTGCCCAAAGAAATTGTCGAATTGGATTTACAGTACAACGAGTTGACATTTTTAAAATTAAAGGGCTCTTCCAAACTACGTATCTTGAAGATATCAAATAATAAAATAACCATTATTGAGGATTTGCCAGAAACCCTTACTGATTTTCAGATGGAAAACAATCCGAGTATTCAGTTTGTCAATTCTCCGGTTGTTCCATTGAAGAAACAGGAAGATGTTGTTGAATTGGAGCTGAAA